ATAGAATACTTTAGAAATAAATTATATCGTTCTTTAAATGTTCCTATCTCTAGAATGGAAGCTGAAAACAATTTTAGTTTAGGTCGTTCTACAGAGATTACAAGAGATGAATTAAAATTTACTAAGTTTGTACAAAGATTAAGAAAGAAATTTACCCCACTCTTTACTGATATGTTAAAAGCACAGTTAATACTGAAAGGTATTATCACAGTAGAAGATTGGGATAAAATGAAAGAACATATTCAGTATAACTTCCTACAAGACGGACATTTTGCTGAATTGAAAAAAGCAGAACTATTGAATGATAGAATTAATGCATTACAATCTATTGAGCAATACATTGGAACATTCTACAGTAAAGGATGGGTACAAAGAAATGTATTAAATATGACAGATGCAGAAATAGATGAAATGCAGAAAGACATCAACAAAGAAGCTGGATTGGATACAGATGATGGTGGAATTGACATGCCAGATAATACAGATGGTATTACAAGATACCCACAAGATGGTGCAGGTGGATTCATATCACCAGATGACCTAGAAGGCAAAAATGATGGTGTAAATAATAAAGGAGATGAAGATGGCGGAAACTAAAGACATAATAGATGCTTTATCCGATGGTGATAATTTAGGTGCAGAAGAGGCATTCAAAGATACTATACAATCTAAAGTCGGAGATGCATTGGAAACAAAAAGAAAGGAAGTTGCAAATTCATTTGTAAAATCTGAGGTAAAACAAGAGGATGATGCAGGAGATGGCGAAGTTTAGAGACTGGTACATTCCATTTTTCGAAAAGGATGAACATAAAAAGTCTAGAGAATATAAAAAACTCAGTCCTAAAATGAGGACTGCGGTGGATGATATCTTTGGAGTTATGGACGCCAAACCTTCCGATTTCCTAAATACTTTTGAAAAAACTATAAAACAGGTATCTAAAAAACATAGGGTTAAAGAAAAAGACCTGATGCAATACTTTGAGAAAGAAGTATTGTCTATTTAATAGGATAAAAATATATGGCAGTTGCAACAAGAACATTAAAAGATACAGTAGTCAATGCATCAGGTGCTGGTGGAACAGTCACAGTATTAGTTAATTGGGATGATGAAAATTCATCTAATAACAATGTACTAGATGCAAGTGGTTTAGACGGACACGCCAACGGAGCAAAACTACACATTAAAAAATTGTGGTGGCAAGTAAATGGTGGTGTTGCAGATGATGATAAGAACTGGTTCTTTTTAGAATTTAAAGGTGCTTCATCTGATACATTAGCAATTAATTTAGCAGGGGTAGGTCACTATGACGGAACTGCTGGATTAATTAAAAATAATGCAACTAACACAGGTGCAACTTCAGGTGATATAGAGGCAAGTTTTAGAAACTGTTCTGGTTCTTTAATAATGGAACTAGTCAAAGATGAGAACTTTACGAGCAGTTAAGAGATATGAATAAAGTAAAATTAATGTCAGAATCAACTTTACAAGATGTAGAGTATATTACTGAACAAAACGAAGAAGGCAAAAAGAATTATAAGATTAAAGGTGTCTTTATGCAGGCGGACATTAAAAACAAAAATGGTCGCGTGTATCCTATGGAGATACTTCAAAAAGAAGTTAAAAGATACAATAAAGAATTTATCAATGAGAAAAGAGCTTATGGAGAACTAGGACACCCAGAAGGTCCAACAGTAAATCTAGAAAGAGCTTCTCATATGATAACAGCACTATACCCAGACGGTAAAAACTTTATAGGAGAGGCAAAAGTATTGTCTACCCCTATGGGTGAAATCGTTAAGTCTCTTATGGATGAGGGTGCTAAACTTGGTGTTTCTTCAAGAGGAATGGGAAGTTTAGAACAAAAAAATGGTGCGAACTATGTGAGAGATGATTTTTATCTCGCAACAGCTGCCGACATTGTTTCCGACCCATCTGCTCCAAGTGCTTTCGTAGAAGGTATTATGGAAGGTAAAGAATGGGTATGGACACATGGGGCACTATTAGAGGCGGATTTAGTAGAGATGAAAGAAAGAATCAATACTAGAATTCGGAAAAAACAATCATTAGAACAGAATCTAGAGTTTGCTAAATTCTTGAAAATGTTATAATGTATAAATAATGACTAATATAGGATTAAATTAAACAACACATTAGGAGATTATCCGATGGCTAATGAAATCGAAAAAACTATTGAGGAATTAGAAGCAGAAGTTCTAAGTGAGCTCGAAGAGCAAACTGCCGCGGATGCTCCAAAAAAAGGTTCCGCTCCTGCAGAACCTCAACTAAAAAGTAATTCCGCACAATCAGCAACACCAGGTGGAGAAGTACAAGATATGGGTCCAGCTGTTGTTTCACCTACACAAGCATCTGGCCCTGGTAAAGAAGCTAGTAAGAAGGCAGATGAAAGAAAAGGTGATGCTGCTCAGAAAAAAGAACTTGCACCTGAAAAGGGTGACTATACACCAAATGACGGCGAAAAGAAAGTTGCTAAACCTTTAGCATCTGGCGATGAAGTCGAAATGGAAGATGGTCAAGAAGTTATTGCTGAGAAAGATGAAGAAGAAACTTCTGAAATGATGCATGCAAAAGAAATGTCAAAAATGGAAATGATTAAAGCTATGAAAGACATGACCAAAGAAATGAAGGACATGGACATGAAAGAGCTTAAAGCTACCTATAACAAGATGAAAGAAATGATGCATGCAAAAGAAATGTCTCATGAAGAATCAGAAAAAGAAGCATTAAAGAAAGAAGCTGTAGAACAAAGAATTAAAGAAATCAATGTACAAGAACATGTTGAAGCTCTTATGAGTGGAGAAGGTGACTTGTCAGATGATTTCAAAAAGAAAGCTGCTACAGTTTTCGAATCTGCAGTTAAATCTAAAGTCCGTGATGAAGTCACAAGACTTCAAGAAAACTATGATAGTGAATTAGAAGAAGCTACAAAATCTGTTAAAGCTGAACTAACAGAAAAAGTAGATACATATCTAAACTATGTTGTAGAAGAATGGATGAAAGAAAATGAACTAGCAGTAGAAAGAGGTCTGAAAGGAGAAATCGCGGAAGACTTTATTGCTGGATTAAAACAACTGTTTGAAGACCATTATGTAGACATCCCAGATGAAAAATATGATGTACTTCAAGCACAATCAGATAAGATTGCTGAGTTAGAAGAAAAAGTCAATAAGACTTTAGAAGAATCAATCAACTTTAAAAAGTCGAATGATGAACTAACTCGTAATAAAGTTATTTCAGAATCAACTTCTGATTTAGCTGATACCGAAATTGAAAAGTTCAAAGAGCTTACCCAAGATGTTGAATTCGAAGGCGAAGAAAACTTCAAGGAAAAACTCGATACTTTAAAGGAAAGTTATTTCCCAAAAGTAAAGAAAGAAGCTTCTGAGACAATAGATAATGTAGAAACTGGCCCTGCACAGGACATTGACTTAACTGATTCTATGGCTGCCTATACAAAAGCTATAAGTAATCATGGGAAAGGTTTTGACACGGGTGCAACTAAATAAGTAATATAATAGGAGAACACATATGTTTCAAACAGAAAATCTTCAAGAAAAGTGGTCGCCAGTCCTTGCACATCCCGACTTACCAAAGATAGATGATGCATACAAAAGGGCAGTAACTACTGTAATTCTTGAAAACCAAGAGAAAGCTATTAAAGAAGACAGGAACTTTCTTTCTGAAGCAGCACCAACTAACGCAACTGGTGGTGATGTTGAGAACTGGGACCCAATTCTAATATCTTTAGTTAGACGTTCAATGCCTAACTTAATCGCATATGATGTCTGCGGTGTACAACCAATGACAGGACCTACTGGCTTAATCTTCGCTATGAGAGCAAGATTTGCTTCTATGGACGGTGCTGAAGCACTCGGAGATGAAGCGGATTCAGGTTTCTCTAATGATGACGCCGCTGGAGACCTAACATCATCTGCTATGACAGGTTCAAACCCTGCGACACTAAACGACAGCCCATCTGCTGGTCAATACTTATCACCAACTGGTATGAGTACAGCACAAGGTGAAGCTTTAGGGGATGCTGCTGCAAACTCTTT